CTTTGGGCCTCACCCCACATCTATGATGTATCTCTTTGTGCCCAGATCCATGATGCTATCTATTTGATTTGGCGTAACAAAGCAGGCGTAACCAAGTGGGTCAACGACAACATTATCGATTGTATGAAATGGTGTGGTCTGGTAGAGTTACAGCATCCTGTCGTCAAATTGGGAGCTGAGCTGGATATCTATTATCCGGACTGGGCAACCCCGACGACCTTGAAAAATGATATGTCTCTCCTGGCCATCATTGCAGCATGCGTTAAACCACCAACCAAATGAGACTCATGAAATATTTCATCGGCATTGACAATGGCGTAACAGGTTCCGTGTGCGTGCTCGACGAAAATGGAATCTGCTTGGCATACCAACCTACCCCGACCCAGAAAACCTTGAACTACACTAAGGCTAAGGAATACATCACCCGAGTCATGGTCAAGGATCTGCACGATCTGCTGCACCCATTTGCCAAGACAGCCACGGTGATTCTGGAACGCCCCATGATCAATCCTCTTCGATTCTCGGCGACTGTCTCTGCAATCCGTTGCGATGAAGCTACCCGGGGGATTCTCGAGGCCCTGGGTGCCAAACTCATTTATGTCGATTCCAGGGAATGGCAGACTCCCATGCTGCCCAATCGTAAAGCGATCGGGAAGCTGGACAAGAATGCTACGCCAGCCGAGAAAGAAATCCATAAACGGCAAAAGCTGGCCTTTGCCAACGAGACCAAACAACTCTCCCTCATGACTGCCCAAAGGCTCTTCCCCAACGTGATATTCAAAAAAGACGGGGATGCAGCGCTGATGGCCGAATGGGCACGACGGAATAATTTATGACCTTCGAAGCGTGGCTGTTCCCCGTTGTGATCGGTATCCTGATTGCCCTGTACCGCCTGCACAAAAAACTATAGGTAGCCTCCGGCTACTGTTCTGGCAGTTTCACAAGAACATTTTCTTTATCCAGGAGGATCGATGAAGCTATCCAATGAGCAAAATATTGGCTTGTCAACTGCCGTGTTTCTGGCTTCGGACGAATACGATTACGACCCCAGACCCAATGCCCTGTCAGCAACCACGGTCATCAAACCGCCGCGCCAAGTGATCTTGTCTCGACGTGTCGATTCCAGCGATATGGTCATTGATATCAGTCGGCTGGTGGCAGCCCGGAGTGGTAACGCCATCCACGATGCTATTGAGAAAGCCTGGTCCGACCAGCGCTATATCCCAGCGCTGCGCAAGCTTGGCTATGCGGAATCGATGATCAAAAGGATCGTAGTTAATCCCGATCCGGTTGTTCTTTTGACGCCAGAACAAATGGCTGATCCAGAGCGCCCAATTCCAGTGTATCTGGAGCGTCGCTCCGATCGAGAGCTGGACGGCTTCATCATCCGCGGGAAGTTCGACTTCGTGGGTGACGGGATCCTCGAGGATCACAAGACCACCGGCGTCTTCAGTTATATGAAGCCAGCCAACCACGTCAAGTATCGACTGCAGGGATCCATCTATCGTTGGCTGAACCCGGACATCATCACCGCAGACTACATGATGATCAACTTCACGTTCACTGATTGGTCGAAGCTTCGGGCCAAGATTGAACGGGCCAGCGGTTACCCTCAACAGCGCATGCTCAGCATGCAGGTTCCCCTGCTGTCCATGCAGGAAACGGAACAGTATCTGCGGGGGCAGATTCGTTCCATCGTGCACAACCTCAACAAGCCCGAGCCGGAACTTCCACTCTGCACACAGGAAGAGCTCTGGCAGGATCCGACCGTCTACAAATATTACAAAAATCCGGCCCTCAAGGAACGTTCCACCAAGAACTTCTCGACCTTCGCCGAAGCGCAAGCCCGTCTGATCAAAGATGGCTCCACCGGTGTCGTTGATATCTGTCGCGGCATGGCGAAAGCCTGCCTCTACTGTTCGGCGTTACCCATCTGCACCCAGGCTCAGCAGCTCATTGCTGACGGCTTGCTCGAGGTCTAATCATGGCGGAACTTCTATTGGAAACCAATCTGACTGCGGTCTTCACCGCATCTGGAGAGCTGTCACCGGAAGAACAAGCTTCCCTGGAAGCGCTGAACTTTCACGCAGCCGAAATCTCACACCGTTTGCAGCCGGTTATCCGACTGCTCGTCACTGAAATGCTCGACCTGAAACGAGCGCAATATGCCAAGGAGCGAGGCTAATGCGGGATCTCACCAAACTCTCTTTTCACCCGACCACCGAAAAGATTGTGGAATTGCTCTGCGAGAAAACGCAGAACTCCAATCCACAATTCTTCCGGATGATGGTCTGCTATTATGTCTGCAAAATGGCCGCCACCATGCGGGTGCAGATTGCCACCAAGGATCGCGGCAACATCCCAGTCAACTTCTACGGAATCAATCTGGGCATTTCCGGGATCGGGAAAGGCTTTAGCACCAACATCCTGGAAGATCAGATCATCAGTCAGTTCCGGACAGTCTTCTTTGAAGACACGCTGCCCCGGGTTGCTGAACGCAATCTGCGGACTCTAGCCGTTCGCCGCACCAATATCCACAATAACAATCCCAGTCTTACCACGCCGATGATCGAGTTTGACGCCATGTTCGCCGACGTGCAGAAGGAATACGAAAGCCTTGGCAAAATGGCTTTCTCCTTCGACTCGGGAACCACCGCTGCCGTCAAGCAGATGCGCCACAAGCTGCTCATGGCTGGCGTTGGCGCCATGAACCTGGAGATCGATGAGATTGGTTCCAACCTGCTTGGCAACGTGGACGTGCTTGGAACCTTCCTCGAACTCTTCGACGTAGGCAAGGTCAAGCAGAAGCTGACCAAGAACACCAAGGAGAACATCCGCTCCGAAGAGATTGAAGGCAAAACGCCGACCAACATGATGTTGTTCGGCACGCCGGCAAAACTGTTCGACGGATCCAAGGTCGAAGACGAGTTCTGGACCTTCATCCAGACTGGCTACGGCCGCCGTTGCTTCTTTGGCTATACCAAAGGCACCGGGCGCAACAAAATGTCCGCCAGCGAAGTTTACGACAAGCTGACCAGCGCTGCTTCCGATCAGCTGATCACCAGTCTGTCCAACCGTTTCGCTACCCTGGCCGCGGAGATCAATTACAACCGTGAGATCCAGGTATCCAAGGACGTCAGTCTGACCCTGATCAACTACAAGCTGGCCTGCGAAGATCAGGCCGATCGCCTGGGTGAGCACGAGGAAATGTATAAAGCCGAGTTGTCTCACCGTTATTTCAAAGCGCTCAAACTGGCTGGCGCCTTTGCCTTCATGGACGGCCATGGGGAGATCACCGAGGACAACCTGTATCACGCCATTGCCATGGCCGAAGAATCCGGAGACTCCTTCCGGGCCATGATGAACCAGGACAAGAATTACGTGAAGCTGGCCAAGTATCTGGCCAGTGTCAACAAGGAAGCCACGCACGTCGATCTGACCGAGAGCCTTGGTTTCTACAAGGGATCGCAGAGCCAGAAGAATGACCTGCTGCAATTGGCGACTGCCTGGGGCTACAAGAATTCCATCATCATTAAGCGCAAGTTTGAGAGCAATATCGAGTTCATCTCCGGCGAAGCTTTGACGCCGACCTCACTGGACAAAATGTATCTGTCCCACAGCGCTGATCTGGCCGTGGCCTATCAGAATGTCCAGGCACCATTTGACCGACTGACCGAGTTGGTCAAGATGAAGGATCACCACTGGTGCAGCCATCACACGGCGACAGGTCGACGCGCGGAAGACGACATCGTGCCCGGGTTCAATATCCTGGTGCTCGACGTTGACGGCGGCGTAAAGCTGGATATCGTCAAGATCCTGCTCAAGGACTTCAAATACATCATCCACACCACCAAGCGACACACGCCGCAGGATCACCGGTTCCGGGTCATGATTCCGATGAATTATGTCCTCAAGCTCAATGAGATCGACTACAAGGAATTCATGCGCAACGTCTTCGAATGGCTGCCGTTCGAATGCGACACCGAGACCGGTCAGCGTGCTCGGAAATGGGCGACCCATGACGGCACCACCGTTCACGTCAACGACGGTGACCTGCTGGACGCCATGCTGTTCATCCCGCGCACCAGCAAGAACGACGAACGCAAAGCCAATATCCAGCAGCACCAGGACATGACCGGCATTGAGCGTTGGTTCATGTCCAACATCGGCACCGGCAACCGCAATAACCAGCTGTTGAAATACGGGCTCATGCTGGTGGACGCCGGCTACAATCTGGTCGATATCGACATCAAGGTGGAGAGCTTGAACAACAAGCTCGAGAACCCACTGTCCAGCGACGAGATTGATCACACCATCCGTAAGACCATCCAGAAGAAATATTATCAGAACGGAGGCGTGTAATCACAATGTCCAACGACCATTTGGTGCTGATCAGTGGAGTGAGCGGAAGTGGCAAATCCGCTTCGCTCCGAACTCTCCCCGTTCCCGAAGGCGTCATGTATCTGAACTGTGAATCCGGCAAGAAATTACCATTCCCCAATAAGTTCAAGGCGCTGACGGTCACCGACCCTGCCCAGGTTTTTCAGGCATTCCTGGAAGCTGAAAAAATGCCGACGATCCACACCATCGTCATCGACAGCATCACCTTCCTCATGGATATGTACGAGAGCCTGTATGTGCTCCCGGCCAAAGACACCATGAAGGGCTGGCAGAATTATCAGCAGTTCTTCAAGGAGCTGATGCAGCAGTATGTCGCCAAATCGACCAAGAACGTGATCTTCACCGCTCACGTCCTGAACATCCTCAACGATGCCGAAATGGTGTTGGAGACCAAAGTGCCCATCAAGGGCGCCCTGAAGAATAA